CGCTCAGAGTTAGAACAGCTCAGTACGCAACTACCTTTAGGTGGTGGGCAGTATATGAAGTACATGTGGAATGCTCAATATAATCGACCGACCTCTGAGTTCGTACCGATTGATGACGTATACTTACCGTTCTCAGCTACTAACTTTTACACAGCTGAGCGTAAAACTCATGTTCAATATATTACTGGTATGGAATATGAGCGTCGAGTGGAAGTAGGTATGTATGCTGATGTTGATTTACCTAGCCCCAATGACCCAGAGTTTAGTAAAGCTGAAAAAGCTAATGAGAAAATTGAAGGTAAAGAAAACAATTCTTATAATGAAGACGGATTAAGAACGGTATATGAAATTTACACGTATTTAGATATGGAAGATGAAACTGGACTTGCTCCATATATTCTTTCTGTTGATAAGTCTTCCGATAAACCTTTATCATTATATCGTAACTGGGAAGAAGATGACCCTCGTATGAACGAGTTACACTGGATGGTTGAGTTTCCTTTTGTACCTTGGCGCGGAGCCTATCCTATCGGACTGACTCATATGATCGGGGGACTGAGCGGAGCAGCGACAGGTGCTTTGAGAGCATTACTTGACTCTGCCTATATACAGAACGTACCTACTCTATTGAAGCTTAAAGGAGGACCCAATGGTCAGACTTTAAATGTGCAACCGACTGAGATTGTGGAAATGGAAGGAGGAGCGTTAATTGATGACGTACGTAAATTAGCGATGCCTCTGCCGTTTGCAGGACCTAGCCAGACTCTATTTCAATTACTAGGCTTTTTAGTAAACGCTGGTAAAAGTGTTGTTCAGACTTCCTTTGAAAAGTTTGCTGATCAGAATCCTAACGCTCCGGTCGGAACAACCATGGCTATTATTGAACAAGGAATGGTGGTGTTTAGCTCTATACATTCCAGACTTCATGCAGCGATGGCTAGGAGCTTTAATATTATCCATCGCATCAATAGCATGTATTATACTCAAGAAGAGCTCGATGCTCTTGATGCAGGCTTAACTATATCAGCTGAAGATTTTACAGGACCTTCTGATGTAGTTCCTATCAGTAACCCTGCAATATTCAGTGAGGCTCAAAGATTTGCTCAGATTCAAGCTATAATGAATAGAGCCAAAGAAATGCCTCAGATGTATGATCAACGAGCTGTGGAAGAAATGTTCTTAAGGACATTAAAAGTTCCAGGAGCAGAGGTATTGAACCAACTGCCTGGAACAGAAGACAGAGATCCAGTGAGTGAAAATGTCGCAGTGGCTATGGGACAAGGTATATATGTTTTACCTCAACAAGATCATATAGCGCACTTAGAAGTTCATATGCCGTTCTTAAAATCCCCCTTATTTGGAAGTAACCCAGCTATAACTCCTACCATGTTATACCCCATGGCTATGCATTTAAAAGATCATTTATTGAATTATTATTTAGTAGAAGCGCATGATGCAGTTGATAAAGCTCAGAGTAAAGGTGTTATCAAGGATGACGCACCTCAACAGGTAGAAGTTATTTTACGAGTGCAGAAGTTTATAGAGCAGACCTTAGCGGGATTCGGTACAGAGCTTGCTGAGTTAAATGCAGCTGCTGAACAATTTAAACCTCAAGACCCTGCCCAGAGAGATCCTACTATGCAGATAGCTCAGATGAGTGCTCAAATAAAACAAAACGAGCTAGCTCAGAGAGCAGAGATGGATAACGCTAAACTTCAACTTGATAATATGAAGTTAGAAACTCAGTCGAGTCTACAACAGCAGAAACTTGTTCAAGATGCTGAGATTGAGAAAATGAAAATGGGAGCAAAAGAAAGGGATCTTCAAGAAAGAGTTGAAAAAGAGAACCTACAGCAGTTGGCTGAAACTGAAAGAACTAATATCAGAGAGATGTCAGAAACTGATAGACTGCTCACTAGAGAGAAAGGTGATGATCGTCGTAAAGCAGAAGATCTTGCGGCACGCGAACGTATGAACGATGCTGACAATCGCACAGCTAAGGAATTAGCTGAAATGGAAATGGAAAACGATGAGAAAACTTCCTTCACCAGTGGTGGTGGAATTAACCCTAATCCCTAATCGTTCGTTCTATTAAGAAATAGACCGAACGAACGATTGGTAATTTAAAGGAGAAATATCACTATATGGCATTTTTACAGAGCAACATACCTTACTTCAAATGTTGGGTTAGGCGCGAGTACACACATAATCATGAGAAGTATCATGGTGAGTTTTTACACGCGATGGCAGTTGCTGTCACCACCATGCCTGAGAGATGTTTGAGCTTCCAAGTAATTTTTACGGGAGCTGAAACTTATGACAATGATGACCCTAATGTACATGGGGGAGCTATGTGGGCTAGAATGCCTATAACAGCTCTTGTGGCAGACACGGTAGTTGAAGAATGGGCAGACCCGATGAGTGTGCATAATGCTCAGCCTTGGGATTGCGCATCCAGAACTCATAGTGTGTATAAACTTGACAGATGCTCGCCATCACCTTGGTTGGCTAAAATTGAAGGTGAGTTTTATCCCGCTAAATATATGTTCACTGTTGATTACACAGACAGCGAAATAGCAGACGATCCTGCCCAACACAAACAGTCTCATGTTTTGGAATTACTAGACGCTGGTAATTGGACAGGTAATATAGTGGCTCTACCTAACAATAGAGTCAGGGTCACCTCCCCAGCTTGGTTTGAAGCAGGTGAAGGAGCACCAGACTTTCGTCCTTCTCAGTGGGCACACCACAGTAAGACGGATTTAGACTACGTTCTTGATGTGAATCAAGTTTTCAATAATTTATATGCGGAGAATGAAGATGAAGAGTAAAAGTTCTTTTCCTGATTTAACAGGAGACGGTAAAGTCACTAAGAAAGATATACTAAAAGGAAGAAATGTTGAAGGTTTTAAGGAAGGTGGAAGTATAAATATGAATTCTGCTGATATTCCTCAACGCAAACGGATGGCTATGGGTGCCAGTGTTAATGGTATGTCCTTGCCAACTAATAAAATGCCGAAAGGAGGCTAAATCATGGCTAAACAAGGTCTTTATGCGAATATTCACGACAAACAGGCTCGTGTAGCAGCTGGGACGATTGACCCAGACACTGGTAAAAAGGAAAAAATGCGTAAAAAAGGTGCAAAAGGTGCTCCGTCAGCTGGTGATTTTAAAGATGCAGCTAAAACAGCTAAGAAAGCTGAAGGTGGGCACATAAACCAACATAAACGCATGGCTATGGGGGAGACTATACTCTAAATGCAATTAAATAATAAGTTATTGAGTCAGCTGAAAGATCGGCAGACTGAATTTTCAGTTGAGGCTTTAAAAAAGCCACAAACTCGTGATATTTTTGAGTACGGGTATCTCGTGGGAACGGTAGCAGGGTTAGAAGAAGCTATCAATGTACTTTTAAACTTAATAGATGAGGAGAAACATAGTGACAACGACATCTGAGGAAGCGATTAAAGAGGCATTTCCGAAAGTAGATCCTGGAATACAGCCTTTTGGTAGCCGTGTCCTGGTTCAAATTAGAACTGCTAAAAGTAAAACAGCAGGCGGTATAATCTTAACCACTGATACCACTGATACTGAAAAATGGAACACTCAAGTGGCCAAGGTTATATGTAAAGGTCCTCTGGCTTTTAAAAATCGTAATACGATGGACAGCTGGCCAGAAGGAGATTGGTGTAACGAAGGAGAATTCGTTCGTGTAGCCAAATATGGCGGTGATCGTTGGGAAGTTCCAGTAGAAGGTAAAGACCCAGCAATGTTTGTGATATTCAATGATTTAGATATAATTGGAAGAGTCACAGGAGATCCGTTAAAAATAAAAGCATTTATCTGATAAAGGAGATGAGTAATGGCTGAAGAAAATGTAATGATTGAAGTTGACGAAGAAGAAGAGAAAGTAACTTCTGAAGAAGAAATTGTGGTGGTTGAAGAGCCACCTGAAGAACCTGAAAAGGAAGATGACAAACCTGAAGCTACTGCAGAATCGGATCAAGTAGACGATGAAAGAGAAGCGATAAGAGAACGTCGTCGTAAAGAAAAACAGGATCGCAAAGAAAGACGCGAAACTGCTATTAAAAGAGACAAAACTGAACTTGATTTTCTACGTTCAAGGAATGATGACTTAGAGAGACGATTGACTGTTCAAGAAAAAAGAGCGCAGCAATCCGAAGTTGTTAGTATTGAACAGCAAATAGCCCAAGCTAATAAAGAAGCTCAAATGGCTGATAGAGTTATTGCTAAGGCTGTAGAAAACAATAATGGTGAAGATGTAGCTAAAGCCATGAAGTATCGCGATCAAGCGATGGCTAAGGTTACTCAACTTGCTCAAGCCAAACAGCAAGCGTCTCAACCTACTCCACCGCCAGCGGTAGATGAAAGAACTATGCATTATGCTCAAGAGTTTATGAAAGAAAACCCTTGGTATGACGCACAGGGTAGAGATGAAGACTCTGCTATTGTAATGGCGATTGACCAAGCTCTTTCTAAAGATGGATATAATCCACAAACCGAAGAGTATTGGGATGAATTAAGACAAAGGGCAGCGAGGCGTATACCCGAAAGGTTTGACGAAGATGACTATGAACCTGCAAAATCATCTACAAGAAAACCTAGAGGAGGTCCTAAAGTAGGTTCTGGTAAGGAACACGCACCTACTTCTACTCGTAAAGAAGTTTATATTAGCCCAGAAAGAAAGTCTGCGTTAATAGAAGCTGGCGTATGGGACGACCCTGTTTTACGTATGAGATACGTTAAAAGATATGCTGCGTATGACAAGCAAAATTCGTGATGAAAGAAAAAGCTTTACTTTTTCATTATTTAAAACTATAGTGAGCGATAATCGCTGAAAGGAGCGAGTGATGACAGACGAACGATTAAAGAAATCTGCAGACGAAGGACGTGCTAATCGTGCGATGGTAGATCGTAATACCACAGAAAATCGAGAGGTTACAGAGGACGAGCGGGTAGAAATGTTCCGTCAAAATTTATTTCAGTCCAGTTTACCGGACTTACCAAATATACCTGGCTGGCACATGTGCTGGCTAACTACGACTAATCCTCGTGATTCAATACAGCAACGTATCCGTTTAGGGTATGAACCAGTCAAACCAGAAGATGTTCCTGGATGGGAATATGCTTCAATTAAGACAGGTGAATGGCA